ACATTGGGTATAACCACTAAAGACTCACCTAACATAAAATGATTCATAATGTAATATTTAGTCCATTGATCTAAGAGCAACCAAAGAATTAGTATAATGTAAAACAAGCTGTACTCCCTTATAATAATATATATCTTAATAGTCCTATTATACTAAGTTAAGCAAATTTAGGCAAAATAAAAAGCCCCTCAATGAGGGGCCGTTTAATTTGTGATTACTCAGCGGAGATAATTCAAAAAAGTTAACTATCCACATAATTACTGCATTTATTTAATTTTAGGTTGAGCAACGGTTAAGCAACCGTTACAAACTTTGCAGGGATTTAAAGGCTTAATCACCGTCTGATACGTTTTCTGTTACACGACTTAGAACGGATTCTTTTCCATACAATCGTTCCATGCCTTGACGAGTTACAAGCCACATTTTTCCAGACTTCTTAAACTCGCCCTCCTTAAATCCATTCTTTACACGACCTCTACAATTCTGTTTTAATGAATCAGCAGTAACATTCCACCGCTCTGCAGCCTCTTGTGTTGTCATAATATCATCTAGTTCAAATTTCAATTTCATCACCTTCTAACTAAACGTTTAATTACTAATATCAAAACAATCAGAGTTGCTATATTAATCAGCCATTCTAAATATTGCATAATTCACCTCGTTGATTTACAATGATGTTGAGAAGGTGGCGGGGCTTTCACCCGCCCGCTTTTTACTCTTTGCTAACAAGTTTTAGTATTGCTAGTGCCAGTAGCAGTGGCGTTAGCGCATTTGCTAAGCTTGTTAGCTTTTCTATTATGTCCACTTGTATCACCTCCTTACAATATTATTATACCCTATATCGAGTATAAAATCAAGCATTTTCTTTTACTTTTAATAATAAAAAACAGCCTACTAACTTAGATATTATCTAGGTTAGTAGGCTGTTTTGTGTTTTATCAAAACTATACTACCAGGAGTCCCCCTGCTCCTGCTCAGGAGATATATGGATCACCTCTCTATCGATGAATTACCACTCCGATTATCGCTCCCGCTCCCACTACCTGGGATAAGTTGCGTTGCATTCGTAGTCGCTTGATTGTTCTCTTGTCGTTGTCTATTTGCCCTTTCAATTCGGTCAAAGAGTTCTGCATTTCTGACAAGGTAACTTCTTGCTTCATGGCTAGCATTTTGGCTTTCATCAATTCGGTTTCCAATGTCGATATTGTATTGTGCGCTTCGTTCAATTCTTCCTTTTGCTTCATGACTAAGCTTTGAGCTTCGGTCAATGGAAGACTGGATGTCTCGATTAAGCTTAACGCTTTCGCGTTGTTGGCTTTCAATTCGTTCCACTGTGTTAAGGGGATCGTTATTGTGCCCTCCACTTGGCTGGTAGAAGATATATCCTGCGCAAAGCAAGGCGAGCAACACAACACCACCGATAAGAATATAGCGGTTACGAGTGCAATCAAATAGGCTTTTGATTCTTTCATACATTATACCCCTCCCATATAATCAGTAATACCACGAGCAATAGCTCGGACGATAGTATCTAAATCGTTCGTAAGCATAGCATGGTCTTCTTCATTGTCAATAAAAGCCATTTCAACAAGAACAGCTGTTGCATCCGTACCGTTTAGGACCCAAAGGTCATCACGTTTTTTAACGCCCCTGTCTACCGTATTAATGCTTCGGATAATTTGTGATTGAATATCATTGGCCAAGCGTTGCCCATTAAAGGACTTATAGAGGGTCTCTGTACCTCGTGCTTGCGTGTTAAATGCATTGCAATGGAGTGATACAAATATATCTGCGCCCCAAGAATCGGATTCAGCGCATACTAGCCCTAAATCATCATCTTGAAGAGTACGAACTTCGCACCCTGCTGTTTCTAAATAGCGCGCCAACATCTTGCCCGCATCACGTGCCACATCACATTCACGGGTACCATACACAGGATTAACTGCCCCACTATCTAAGTTAATGTCGTGTCCTGGATTAATAAATACTTTCATCGTTTATCCTCCTTTTCTAATTGATCGGGAACGCCGTTACCGTCCTTATCTATCCAAAGCGCCAAGAACCCCACAAGGGCTGTTAATACGCTAGGAATAAATATATGGTCAATAATGTTAATCCCTACATCGATTAGCTTGTTAGCTTCAGTTGATACATAACCTTTGGCAAATGCCATACAGTATTCGATTACCACTAATAAAATAGGTACTAGCATTGTTAGTACTAGTACCCTTGTTGCGAGAACACCTGTAGGGTGGAAGTTGGCCACCCTTACAGATTGATATGCTTTTTTAACTGTATTGATGAGATTTGGTGGTATGTTCATGCAATTCCTCCTTAATATCATCAACACGAGCCTCGATGCCGTCGACTCTTGATGTCAATTTAACATGCTCGGTGTACGCCCTGGTGCGCTGTTCGCGTGACAATTTGATTTCATCTTTTAATTCTTTTAACGTGTCAGTAAGTACCCCCATTTTTTCCTGAAACATTAAAGTGTCTTGCATTCGTTGCAAATCCAACTTTTCGAGTAATGGAATAACTAGCACCTTATACCCTATACCTGCAACTATACTGACAATAGTCAACGTGGTTAGAATATCATTCAGTTCGAATTGCCATGTCCACATTTAATCTCCTTCCGTTTGTGCTTCACCTTCATTTAAAGAAAGTAAATCATTGTGCACACATCCCTGAGTGGGACATGTGCCATCTTCGTTAAGTACTTCCCAGCAATATTCACAAAATTCCATAACAGGGACTTTACTATCACCGATATATTTAGGCATATTATTGCACCTCCTTGATTCGTGCTACCATTTCGCTATTCAACTTGATATATTGAGCACTAATTGCATTAGTAGGTTTCCCCATAAGTAGTAAGCGGCGTTGGGCCTCTTCTAGCGTTTTAAAGCGGGGTTCATATTCGGCTTTTATGGCGTTTATTTTTTCTTCTTTTGTTGGGATGTATTCAATTACTGGGGCATCTTCGAATATACCATTTTTATAGACTTTTCCATCAAGAAAAGCATCTAACATAGCATCTCCGCCATATATATATTGAGCAGCATCAGGATATTGTTCTTTAGCTTGCTTAAGCAAAGGCTCTTCACCGATAGGTACTATCATATTATCTACGATGGACGTAATCCGACGTCCATCTGCATCAAGTACGTGGATATAATTGTTCATTTCTTTTATCCTTTCGTTATTAATAAGGAGACACATATGAATAGTACTGTTAAGCACTACCCAAGAAATGCGTATCTTCGCATGCACCGTAAAAGTGCGTGCGTCGAAACGCTTAAAAGTTTGTACGAAAAATGGCTGCCTACTCGTGTTGAAATCGTGAGTAAATCAGCCATTGAATCATATCGTATTGCCTATGATCATATTCAATCAATTGCTAATATTCCTATTAACTTAATTAAATATTCTGATATGCAATGCGTGATTGATAGCATGCGAGATAACGGCCTATCCTACGCATCAGCCAAGAAGGTACGCACATTACTTTCATTGCTATCTAAATATGCAATTGTTAATGACATCGATATTAAGGATTACACCCCTTTTCTTAACCTTGGTCACGATGTTAGCGTTTATCCTCACCGACCCTTTACTCGCCAACAGATTAATCGATTATGGAGCCTTGATACTACCGATACTTATGGTATTCTAATACTCTTATATACAGGTATGCGATGCGGTGAATTGCTATCGTTACGTAAGAACGATATTAACCTCCGCACTAAATGTCTTATAGTACGTCTATCTAAAACTGATGCTGGACGTAATCGCTTAATTCCCATTCATAGTCGCATATTTCCAATAGTTACAACCCTATATCACAATTCATCAGATAAGATACTACCTATCTCTTATGCTCGATTCAGTAAGAAATTTAAATTAGTAATGACTTCAATCAACTGTTCCCATTCAACGCATGACTGCCGTCATACAGTAGCTACCCTATTAGATAAATACGGCGCATCACCTACTGCAACTCGTGCTATTCTTGGGCATAAACATGGAGATATTACAACCAAAGTCTACACGCATAAAGAATTGCGTGAGTTGCGTAAGGCTATTGAGTTATTACCCTAGAACCAATGGGGAAAGTCAGACATCGTAGTTGCTAGGACTATATACGATGGAGCTAGTAACTTTATAATACCTTTTACTTTTCCTCCGTTCGTCGCGGTCACTAACATAGCGCCAGCATCCTTAGATAATGATAATTGGACGAGTAGTGCCGTTAAAGAAATAACAATAAATAACTTCACCTATATGTCTGCACAAAATAACGTCACCTCTATACGTTGGGGCGCTATTGGATTTTAGCCAATGGGGACAATTCAAAGAAAACCAAGCAAATGTATCATATCTAATTTCTTACATAGAAATATACGGAACCGTAACTATGATGAAGGATGATCCTAAGAGGCTGTATGAAGCTAGCATTCGGGCCAATAATATTACCACTACTGGATTTGAATTACACAGCGGTTATGTTGGCAATCATATTGCCAAAGCTATAAATAATGGGTTTTGGATAAACATAGGTCGTGCGTAACCAATGGGTAAAAACTAAAGAAACTGCACAGAATAACCCGTTGCCTTTTCCTATAGCATATAGTACAGATTTCATTGCGGGTGTTGCTTGTTTCAATGACGGCCCTACTAGCTATGCTCCATGGACTAAAATAAATAATAAAGCAAGCTATTTCGCTGGGTTAAGTGGAGATTGGAGTCCTTATTATGTAAATAAAGAAATAACTTGTATATTCGTGGGGATATAGCCAATGGGGAGTAAGCGGTGAAGATGGGCAATTTCATAGTTGGATACTTCCTTATTCTACCTGCTTTTTTGCTAAGGCTGAATACAAAAATCCACGTGATGCGGATTGGGATTTAATCACCGAATATGACCAATTAAAATTCAAAATATGGTTCACGAATGATAATGTATTTAAGTATCCAAATATTAAATGCAGCGTATTTTCGTTTGGTGTTACAGCTTAATTCCCAATCGCTAAATAGACTACGCCATCAAGAGTAGAAGGTGCATGACTGGCATCAGCAACAAGAGTGAATCCTGCTGTGCTTTTATTAGTATGATAGAACACCTCATTACCTCCTACTGACGTTTTATGTTCTATAGATGGCCAGACGCCTGAACACTCATTATCAAAAGCTGTAGGAAATGTAATGGGATAAGTTGTTCCATCATACACGTATACGCTTTTCTTGTATCCCCATTGGATGTATTGCAGTTAAGATTTGCCAAGAGCAATATAATAATGTTCAAACTTTGCAAATTCAATTTTGTCTAAGCTAAGACGGACAGCATTATCAAAGTTGCTAGAAGAACGCTCCGTTGCTGATTCTTGTATTGTACCAACGCCTACGTATACTTCTGTAAAAGCTATTGGAAATTTTGTTGGCGCTGTATACCACATATCAAGACGGCCCCTTTTAACTATTCCCCATTGGATAGTGAATCCATTGGCATACTTCACGAAACCGCTTTCTCCAAAGCGTTGCGCCACTATTCCACCTTCGCCTAGCTTGTTTTTTATATCTTTCAGAGTAGCGACTGGATTTTCTTGCCAGTCAGTCGCCCCAAGGATTTTGGCGATTGCATCTGTAATTGCTGGATGGGCCGAAACATCAGTATTATGAGTGGATAATTGATTTTTTAAATTCTGAAGTAACCCCCCGTGTGCTCCTGGATCCATATTATGCGCTTCCAAATCATGCACAGAGGCTACCCCATTATCAGAAATGATTGCTTGCACCTTTTCCGCATTGCCAACCACAGTAGTAATCGTAAATGTGTAGCTATCCATTGGCGTATTCTTATCCGGGATGTAGTCAACGTAGTTGCCCCCATTTGTGTAGGAGAAAAGCACCTCTTGTCCATTTTCACCAGCTTTGGCCATGAGCCCTATTTCTCGTGCATAAAAACCGGCTTCAAGGTTTTTATTCGAGAGTAGCCCCTGTACCATGAATTGGCCATCGCCTGTTTTAACACTTTTAGTAATCGCTAATTCCAGGCGCTTATCAGTCAACGCCGTAGCGCGTGGAATTGATGCGGGCATGTCGCCTGCACCGATAACGATTTTTGTAAAAATCAAAGCCTGCTTACTCGCATTAGCTTCCGCAATAGTATTTGTCCCCGCCATTGTAGTAATGACGGCAGGATATTTCGCCATGTATACCTCCTATATATGAATAAATTGGTGAACGGTAACAATACCGCCGATATAGATTTGTTGCGTTTGTGGGCCTGTCGCGATTTTTAAGCTAGGTTCAGCTACGGCACTGCCTGCAGCTGTTGCAATACCACCGACATACACGCCGCCTGAATTAATAGCGTGCACATATTCGATACCATCTAGCCAGGACCGCTTATTCTTAACGAATTCCAATATACGAAGCACGCGCTCCCGTATATTGGGCGTCATCATATAACCGGACATCTGGAGTTTAAAATGGTAAGGCTTGCCACCGTCATAATCCCAATTTTCCACGACTTCACAGTCTGAATATAGTTCGCCGATAGCTTCCTCAACTAATCCAACGGTGCCCTTTCTTCGATGCCAGGCGATAGAGCTCAAAATTAATTTAATCTTTTGTTCTCTCGCTACAGCTTCATCGTAAAAGTCAACGTGCAAATGCCAGGCTAACTCATCTAGTATTGGCGTGCTTAACTCATTAAGATGCGACAAGATAGTTAGTCTATCCACGAACGGCATCAACGCCATAAGTCGCAACGTAACCACTTCAGCCAAGGCCTGAACATTAGCATCATTAGCAATCGAGCTCGGTAGCGTATCCTTTAATTTGAATTTGTAGAGATCATTCATGCTCTACACCCCCATATGTGATAGCCTTACCCGTACATTGGGCCAATTCCACTTGATAGCCGTCTTCTTTCTTGCCATCTTTTACAATGGTAAATATCGGCGATGTCACGCTAACACGTTTAGCCCCGGCTTCCATTACACGGCGAATCAATTCAGATGGAATGATATCACGCCCCACTTTCCCTGATTGCCATTGTATATAATCCGTAACCGCCGCATCGACTCTACTCTTAATCGTGTCCGCATAATACGAATTATCCGAATCAATGTAGTACTGAATATCGATACTATAATTCTTAGCAATTGGCGCTTTTACAGACACATTATCGGTAAGTGGCCGCACCTTCTTATCGGTGAGCGTGGTTTCCACTAATTTAATAATTTCTTCCCCTGCAATTTCACCAGATACAAGACCTGGATATACAACTACATCTCCCGGTTTAGGCGATACCACTTTTACGGAACTAATAAGAGCAGATGCTTTTTTTGTAAAAAACTCATAGGCCCCTTCGGCCCCTGCACAAGAGAAGCTTTCAGGTGCTTCCCTAATACGTTCACGGAATGCATCGTCTGTCTCTGTATCAGCGCCACCTTCCGAGATTGTAATATTGGTTACACTTGCGATATACGGAATCGGATCCACAAGAGTGGCAATCGCCCCTGCTGGATATCCATTCCCTTTAGCTGAAGCTTCTGTACATACCGCCTTTACTTGTATCGTTGTTTGTGTAGCAGATAGATAGTAAGGCTCTGTAGTTGCAAAAAACACGTTATCACCTGAAGTAAAGCGTGTACCTTTTGGAATAGCTATACCTTCAGGTCTTGCCATCGATGCTGTAATTTTCATCGTTGTAACAGCACCCGTAGCACGTAAGCGTTCTACACCTAACGCAATGCCGATATGGTCTAAGTTATTTCCCCTAGCATAGGCCAGAAGATTCTGCTTGCCCGTATCGTTGATGCGGTTTAACAATAAAATCACAATGTTAGTAATCGTTAATAGGAATAAGCGAATAGGGTCCGCCGGTGCTAACTTCCGCCCAGTAACAGAGGTGTAGAGGGCGAATATTTCCTTTTCAACGGCTTCTTTATCCGCCGTGACAAAGTTGATTTCAGGTAAATTCATTATTATCGCCTCCACGGTGGTAAATTAACAGTCGCCCTTATATCTACATCAGGGCATTTCAAAATAAGGTTAGCAGGTAATATCACATATTGAGCATACTCTTGATTGGCTTCTAGTAGCACGTTCATATAAGCTTCGTTACCATACACTTTAAATGAGATACCATCCCACATATCCCCTTGGATTGTTCTATACTGATTCATAGCCACCTACACTTTCTAGCCATTCATCTTTTATAGCAATCGATACCTTAGGCAGCAAATGTCCTTCTTCCGCATCAGTTGCTTCTGTACTTTCAAAGTCAACGGACACAACTCTACATCGTGGCTCATATTCAGTAATGGCCCGAATCACCTCTGCAGATATTCTGGCCATTGCTACTGGTAGTGGTAAATCGATAACAGTTCCATCAATACCAAATCGCCTATCAAGGGGCACAGAAAATTGCGTTGTAGAAATAATGGTTCGCACATTTTGAATAATCTCAGTAAGAATATCCTTAGGGGCAAAATCAATGCCGTCAAGACGAGCGCTTACGTCAATTTGCATTTGTATCGCCTCCTTGTTTAGGTGTGATTACAACTTTAGGAATAGCAGGCGCCTCCTTCAGCGTTACATTAATAGTTGCGGATAATACATTACCTCGATTATCAATCGTATTCATCGCAGCGCTTATACTGGTAATCAGTAATTTATGCTCACTAAATGGTTTACCATTAATAATCAACTGCTCGGCTTGCCCTTCTTGGCACATCTTGGCCACTGCTTCAATTTCTTTTAGAGGGTCAACGCCCAATAGCTTATTAAAGTTCATCGTAAAAGAAATATCATCCGCATCAGGTCCCAAGAATTCAAGTATTGGTTTCTGTCCTATGATTTCTTGAGACGCTGTTCGTGCACTGATATTCCGTGCCAACGCATCGAACGTACGCACCGTATGGGAGGATGCCACAAACACAATTTTTCCAAAGCTTCCTAATTGGCGTTGCGGCAAGTATCCACCCAAGCCAAACTTATCCGCTAAATTAGATAGGCGAGAGTAAGCCACATCGCCTAATTGTGTATTTTGTAAATTCTTTAAACCTTGTGAATTAAGGTTCTTCTTATAGTTGGCAGCAGTACTGCCTAATTTACTAAATAATGATATGTTACTCACCTCCTATCAATTCGGCGTTCCTGTATTACCGCCACCAGGAACGACGCCACCATGTGTATGAGATACTAAACTAATTCCGTTAACCACTACATCCCCTGAAGGAGCATTGATAGTTAAATTACCGGTGCAATTAATAACAAGGCCTCCACCGTCCGCATCATATGACACGGTCGAGCCGTCCGCAAATTTGATGCCGTGGATATTCTGCCCATTAAAAGAGGGCTTATCCTTGGCATTATACGTAGTGCCTAAGATATAGCCCTGGGACAAATTATTATCTTGTGGTAGGAATAAACATAATACCTGTTCGCCAACACCTGGCATCCAGTAATGTTTATTATCTTGTGATCCGTGTGAAAGTACTTCGAGTGGATACGATACTAAATCATCGCGGTCCGGAAATGTTACTCTTGCCGTCATGGTAGAGGGGTCAGTACTAGATACGATTCCGTCACGAATTAAATTTTTTAACGCCACACTAATATCCATCTAAGCACCTCCTTATATCTAGGCTTTGTGTATATCCGCCCCCTACCTTATGGGAGCATTTGCTAATGATATACTTGCCGTCGAATTTACCGAATCCTTTTAAATTGATTGTGGCTGATGCAGCCAGCACGATATGGCCAAGCATAGCTACAGAACCGGTGATTTCATTCTTGTTCTTTTCGCGTAGCTTTTTCTTGGCCAAACGTTCTGCTTCCGCCTGTGTTTCACAGCTCTGGTTAACTTGTAATATCTTGCCTTGCGTTTTGTGCGGGTCCTTAAACGTATACTCAATAGTACTCTTTTGCTTAGTACTCTTATGCTTTACGTGGCATCCCCAATACACATCCTTTAATGACGTCTTTAAAGAATAGCTACCCTGATAAGGAATGACTTCCCCAAGCTCCTTAATTTGTTCTTCTGTAAGGTCTGTAGGCATTGGCCCTTTAATTAGTGTTGCAACTACTTTTTCTGTTTCAAATTTTGTTTCATCAAAAATAACCACTTGCTTGTCTGAAACCTTTAATGCTAGCCCATTATCTTTACAGACTTTCATCAAGAATTCTAAATCAGATTGGTCCGACTGCTCGACCCTATCTAATTTGATTGTTTCGGGTGTATCATAAAACAATTCAAGCCTCGCACCTTTTGCGAGCTCCTCCGCAACAGATTTGAGCGTAGTCTTCTCCCATGACTTACTCTTCAATTCCCCTCTTAACTTGGATTCATCTGGAACACTAACAGCCCCTATGGTGACCTCGTGCGGTGGGTTTTTACAAGTAATTTCATCAATTTCAAACTGCCCGCATTTCATTTCTATTTCGTCCCCGAGTTCATTCCAGTTATGGAATACGATTGATGCGGTTAACTTCGCCCCTTTTTCAGGGAACCAATCGGACATCCAAAGCTCTTCTATATCATGTAAAGTGATTGATATATCGTCAGCTTCTCCGGACATTACATCGTTAAAGCTGAAATCCTTTAAATACGGAACCAGGTCTTGTGTGATGTCTTTTTGGTCATACTGCAGTTTGACGGTAACATAACGCAAATTACTAGGCATAGCTTACACGCCCTTTCCGGTTTTGGATTTCAGCAAGGCGTGCTTCTAGGTCATCCATCGCTCCGCCTACAGCACTTTTAATTTGTTGTACAGCACTTGCGTCGGCATTACCATTTATAGTGATGTTGATTGGTGCTGATACGGATACAGCAGAGTTACCTTCACCTGGTAACAGCCCCATCATAGCACCTGTTTGACGCCATAATGCTTCGGCCCTTGGTGTACCATTGATAGGAATCGCAGCTTCATCTGATTCTTCGGCAAACGTAGTAAGGAACGCGCCTTTCCCATAAATACCGCCTTTCGCGTTATGTTGTACGGATTGTCCATTAGCTGTTGCCGTGCCTTCTACTCTTGCTTGAATTGGTTTACTAAAAATGGATCTAACCCATTCCCATTTTTCACTAATCCAATCAAATAAACCTCCGAGTTTACTCATAACCCAGTCGTAGAATTGGCCAAGCGCTGCTTTAGGGTCTTCCCATAATAGAGTGAACCAGGCTTTCACTTGGTCCCAGTTGGCAATTAACCCCATCGCCGCATAAATCAGCCATCCTATAGGACCGGCCATGAACGCGATAATGGCAGCTGTAGGGGATTCCCACATCGATGTGCAGAAGTCGGACACAATTTCAAAATGAGTAACTAGCCACGCCAATGCTCCGACTAATGCAGCAACCGCTAATATTATCAGTCCGATCGGATTGGCATTCATCGCCGTATTTAACACCCCTTGTGCTGCTGCGGCCGCATAGGTCGCAACTGTGCCTGCTATCATCTCTGCTTTATGGGCGCCTGATGCAATCACATTACGCATAGTTGCCACACGTTCCGATTCCATCATAAGCCGATAAGCCGCATGTGCCGCCGTTACGCTGAAGTAAACCGCTTTCACCGCTTTATAGGCAATTACCATCCCGGCTATAGCTACGCTTGTTTTGATTATGGCTTCCGTAAGTTCCGGATGTTGCCCCGCAACCTCAGCGACGTAAGCAGCTTCATTTGCAAGAGATTCACCTAGTTTTGCTAGAGTAGGTAACATTGTGCTACCGATTGCGATTGCTACTGATTCAGTTGCAGATGAAAGTTTAATTAGTGCTCCGCGTGCATTATTTTGCATCGTATTAGCCATTTCCTCAGCAGCGCCGTCACTGTTTTCGAGTTCCTTCGTTAAATTATCTAACGCATCAGGTCCTTGATCAATAACAGATACCCAAGCTGATGCGGCATTGGTACCGAAGATAGTCGCAAGCGTAGCAAGCTTTTGTTCCTTACTCATATCCTTGGTCTTATCTGCTAAGTCGCGAACGATAGCGCTCATCTTGCGTGGCCCATTAGTATCATTCATAGCAATACCCAGGCTATCTAATGCGGCTCTTGCTTCTTCTTGTTGTGCCGTTGCTTCACTTAATGAAAGCCCCATTTCCTCAATCGCTTTAGTCGATTTTGAGGAAGTACCCGCTAAACGCAAGAACCCTGAACGTAAGGCTGTGCCCGCAGCGGATGCCTTGATACCGCTATTGGCCATAAGCCCAGTAAGTGCAGCCGTTTCTTCCAAGCTGGCGCCAAAGGCGTGCGCTACTGGTGCGGCGTACTTCATTGTTTCGCCCATCATCTCGACAGTTGTATTTGTCTTGGTGGTAGTCTTAGCGAATACGTCCGCCATATGCCCTGCGTGTTCAGCACTTAATCCAAACGCAGTAAGGTCATCGGATACGATGTCCGCAGTACGTGCCAAATCCGTATTACTAGCTGCTGCTAAGTTCAAAAGCCCTGGCATACCTGCCATGATTTGTTGAGAGTTCCAACCGGCCATGCCTAGATATGTCATTGCTTCGCCTGCTTGTGTGGCGGAGAACATAGTTTTTTGCCCGAGTTCGCGAGCGGTGGCCGTCAATTGTTGCATTGCCTTATCGTCAGATACGGTGATTGCCTTTACCTTTGACATCACTGCTTCAAAGTCTGCCGCTTTAGATAACATCCCGACGAGCGGAGCGGCCATTACAGCAGTAGTAGCCATAGTGCTACCTAAATCACTACGAGCACTTTTAGCATTAGCATCAGCGGCAATTTTATTTTGCATTGCTTTTCTGAGTTTTGCGTCTTTAGCTGCCGTTTGGTCTAAAGCCTTGCCAACTTTCTCTGTTGCATTGCGGTACGAGTCCATGGAAATAACGCCTTGCTTTAATGCAGAATCTAAAGCCCTTTGTTGCGCTTTCAACTCGGTCATTTTAGAGCCGTATTGCGTCAACGTGCCTTTGGCTTGCTGCATCGATGTTTTAAATCCTTGTGCTAACGCGCCATTTATAGCAAAAGCAATCTCAAATACTTTACCCGCCATAGTTCCTCCTTTCTTTTAAATTTGTGTACGCAAAAAGCGCTTGATGGATTAGTCCTCTTCCTCCCTCAAGCGCTTTTCATCTTCAAGAACAAATTCTAAATCGTCTATCCAATCTGCTATTTCAGCAATTGGAGTAGACATCCAAAAGTCTATGCCTCCGCACTCTCTAAGTCGGATGGCAATTCTTCGGCATTGTTGTCCGGGAGAAGTCCCAGTTTCTCTACCGAACCACGCAATAAAAAAACGCTTACCTCTGCGCACATTTCAGTGAATTCAGAGATTGGCATTGTCATTAATACCTTTGCGCTTTCCTTTAAGGCTATGGCGGCCACTTCTGCCTGAAACCGTTTAGAAAATGTAACGTCTGGGGTCATATCGCCTTCACGGCGGACACGAAGTTCCGCCTTTGTGAAGTCAAACCCAGTTAAATTATTTAAGCCTTCAATTAGCTTTTCGCGATCATATGTAGCCATTATTTACCCAATGCCTCCCTTACGGATGCTAAGTAATCAACACCATTGATTACACAAACATAGTTGAATTTATCAATTTCAGTACGAGTTTTACCACCGACAGTCATTTTGAAATATACGATTTCAAACTCTGTAGAGGTATCGGTTTTACTTGCCTGTTCAAATTTGCCAAGACCAATTTTCTTAGGCATCACTTTGGCATATACGCTAACTGCTTCCGGTACTAATTCACCTTTTGCAGAATCGTATAATTGTTGCGCACCACGAATTTCGATATCATGTACCTTTTGACTAGCAAGGTCGGTCACATCTTTGTCAATGGTATTCCATTTAATGGACATGTCCATTGCCTTAGTTTGACCGAGTACACCCAAATCAACTTCGCCGGCAATGCCCGCGCCCTTGATGGTATCGCTGATAAATTCGATATCAGGTAAGGTTACATCGGCGTAACCATATAATTCTCTGCCAGAGCTAAAAATGGCAAAGTCAATCAACTTATCTCTATGTTTAGCCATGAGTTACCTCCCTTTTAATTAAATAATGTGCTCATGTAAGACGAATCATATTCTTGGATGAAATCAACTTCACGAGCCGGTGTTGGCACACCTAAATATACATGGAATCGATAAATTCCGTTCAACAAATCTGTTATTGGGTTTTCAGATTCCAAAAATTCAACACGAGCCCCAAGAAGCGCGCCGGATGCTACGTGGCCATTTAGCCAAGCATTGGCACTGTTCACAACGTTATTAATCAAACGCTTGTTCCCTGGGTCGTCAATTTTAGACCAGAAAGAAGTAATGAGCGTATTGGATACCCAGTTAAACATACGACGTACTGGGATAAAGGAATCCTTAACATCTGTATTAGATGGATAAGCCGTTGTACGATTGCCCCAAGCTCTCCAGCCACCGATGAAATTAAGAGCAGTCACGACGCCTTGGCCGTTCAAGTAAGCTGCTTCATCTGGGCCTAAGTAGATTTCAGTACCGTCTTTCAACACAGCACTATCCGCTTGCAAGGACTCATTAGATGGAGACTTGTAAGGGATATCGTCATACTTAGCATCTGTCTTAGCCATAAGACCTGCGAGTTGTGTGGATAAATGGAATTGACGATTGGCTAATGCTACTTTTGGCCAACATAAGATTTGACGTTCATCGACGTAGTTCTTTTTATTTTTCCATTCGCTAACTGCAGTTGCTTTTTTAATTTCATCCGTAGGTGCATCGCACAAGGACATAGCTTGGAACATACCATTAATAGTAGTTTCTTTTGCTTTCATAACTGCTGCTACAAGCGTGTTATGAGACCAGCCTGGCGCCAATAAGTTACCAGGGATTAAGCCAAAGCGAGGGAATACTTCATTAATAAGTTCCAAACCTTTACGCTTGCCTTCAGTATCCACACCGCCGACGATATCATCTGCGGTTACCATAGATGGGTCTACGTAATCATAAGTTACCCAAACAGATGTTGCGCTATTAAGTGCCCCTGTAGATACAATCCCAATAAGCAATTTACCTTCATCGTTAAAGGTCGCAGTGTAATCGACATTGATAGTTGATGCCACTCCGCCATTGGTAGCCGATACCTTTAACGTATTGAGTAATACAGGGTCTTCAATTGTTACGACTTTATCCTGAATTTGTTTTTGCGTGGATGCCAAAGTCTTCTTATGTTTCTTCGGATCAAGAACATTGATAAAAACTACTGGCGCCATTCCAAATAAAGAGAATTGGGAATACATAGCTTCGCACAACGTGTATTTATCCCATTCTTTAGAGTAGCCCAATTGAGTAGTGGCAGATGCATAGTTGTAGCACAATACGGCTTTATTAGCTTCCGCTGGGTCCGTGGCCAAATGCACAGGGGCGGTGCCGACATAAACCGGTAAGGCTGCCGTAGCTTCTGTCATAGAAATAAGAGAAGTAGGTACCTCTCTTGTATAAATTCCGTGTCTATAGTTTCCCACTATCTACGACCTCTTTTTTAAATTCAAGGTAAGCGGTATTCATCGCTGTACCTTCTGTTGCTAATTCTTGTTGTGCTTCTGCAATCTTATTAATTGGCACAAACAATAAGCGTAGCATTGCTTTATCTTCACCTACAGTAGCAGGAATGCCGTCAATATAAACGGTACCTGTGGAAAGACCTAATTCAGCACTATTAGGACCTAAGTAGATTACTTGTTTAGCATCTTTAAATGTAACTGTTTTTTCCGCAGTCTCAATTGCTTCATTTACAATTTCAACTGGTGCATCAGCTTTTGCCATTAAATAATCATCTCCTCTCGTATTTGTTCGATATCATATTTAACTGTCATAAACCCCTCCCAATACGGATAGGCTTGATCCGGAGGGATGTCGGTATCAATTCCGTGTTTATCATCCATTACTAAACGGTACCGCTTAGCAATAACGGGATGGGCCAGTAGCGCTTGCCTTGTGGTTTCTAAGAAATTGGTAATCTCCATCCAGCCCTTTTCCACATCCTCGGAGTATACGCCGTGGATTAGAAATAGTTGGACAGTTGACCCCTGCAAGGTATCCTCAATCTTATTAATGCGAATAACAAGATGTGGATATTGGTCCTCCCTGGATGATTCTTTCATTTTTAAAAATCCCGGTACAACTAATAAAGGATTCCCCTTTACTTGTGCGTCATCGCTAAAGTAATTAGCGTGCACCTGTTTTAGGAACGCCCCCAAATCGGTTGCTAATTGCGTAGGTGTCATCGATTACCCTCCTATTAATGTGTCGAGCGCGAGTTCCATTTGCTTTTGCAATTCCTGCTCTGCTTTATTCCCAACAAAAGCGGATATCTTGGCATCACCCAATATGCTTGGTACCGAAGGGCCGTGAAATTGCCCTATCGGATACCTGTCTGCACCCTTACGATACATCGCCCCGATATGTCCACTCCTCATACGAGCAATAAAAGCATTAGGGATTGGCCCTCCGCCACCGTTCCGCATTACTTGCGCTTTGACTATGCGCCCTCTCCGTTTAGGCGGACTTTTTGGCGTAACTCTGAATTTAGTAAGAGCTATCGGTCTACCCTTTGAACGAATAAAGGCAGATAAAGTCATGCCTGCCTTATCCACCTTTATGGTTTTATTGATATTCGATTTAGTAACTAGGTACTCTTCGTTAACACGATCAACTGTAGCCTTTTTGATTTTAGGCAACGCTTTGTTGATAGCTTTTGCTGTGGTTTTCGGAGTACCAACGACTAGCGCGTCTATCTTAGCTAGCCCTTCCTTCAGCCCTTTTATGTCAATAGTTACACTCACGAGTTATTCCCCCTAAGGACAATATTTAGCATGCCCATATCATCTTCGCATGATTGGACCAACATAATGCGACCGTCAAAGCGAAAGATTTGATTGTACTCCGGCACCTCAGGTAAATCCCGCTTGGCCACGTGTACTATAATCGTGTCGTAAATCAGCCCATCAATATCCTGGCCCATGATTTCGACATGCTGCTTATCGGTAAGACCTTCCGCCACAGCATAGCACTGCGTACCATTTAGATTATGTACTTCGGCAAATTCATTGGAATTGATAAACACCTTTTCAATGTCATTTTGCGCAAAGTCCTTAAATCCCATGATTATTCACCTAAGATATTGATGAGTTCTTCACGAGTAGCGTTTTCCGGAACATCCAATTGTTCAGCAGAGGCCATTACGCGAAGTGCTTCATCAGATAAGAGTTCCAAGTTGACGTCCGCATCAGAAGCAAGGATATCGGAAATCATGTCCGCCTTTGTGGCTTTGCTTGCAAAATCAAGTCCAATAGATTTACCATAATCGGCGATATCCGCATTCGTCATAACGCCAAGAGCTACGGCTAAAGAGTCTTCTGCATTGTTTTTATCATCACCAACTACTACAACAGCTGCGCCTAAACGAATTAGGCGCTCTTCTTCATCTGCAGTTAAATCAGAGATAATATCACCAGGATTATACACATAATCGCCGGTATTAATCGCGTGCTTAGCTTGTACAGGCATTAGTCTTACCTCCTTTCAATTACAATACGTCCGCTACGAAGTAGGAATCTACATCAAATGGAACGTAAATAGGGCGAGATTGTAATTCCAAAAATACCGCATCAGGGTCACGATTAACCAATCGACGCAAAACATATTCGCCTTCATATGTTACAAAGTCCATACCTTCACCAGGGATGATTGTATTCGCACCATATAATTTAGTGAATTTAGCCATATCTGAAGCTACCAACAATTTACCGGTAGGTACCATTTCCTTTTCTTGGCCGTCTGTTGGATCTACATAGTAATTATCATAAGTAAACACATTACATTGAATTTGACCGCCCATGAAGCCAACATAAACAGCACCTTCTGCCATTTGTTCAAATTGCAAAAGACCCATTTCTGTACGACGGTTATCGAACAATGCTAAGATTTTTTTATCAGAAAGCATTACTTCTAGTGTTTCGGAATTCATGACCAACGTATTTGGATTAAAGCCAGATGCTTTCAAGCATTTCTTTTTCCATTTAATGATGTTGGCCACAATTTCTGCTGCGGATTGGCCCCAACGTGCAGTACCAGATAATGTTTCTTTATTCGTAAAGTTAAAGTCTACAACGTCATCAATGCCTTCACCTTTAATGTGTGCTTGGCCATTGAGTAATACATCGGCCGCCATAACTTCTTGGGAACGTACCAAATTGTCTTTTAATTCTTGCGTATCTTGCGCCAAGAGTTGGATTGCACGTTCTTCAGGAGTTACAGTGCCTGCAAATGGCTGTTCACCAGCTAAACGAACCTTGATATCATTTTCTGTGATAGGACGTTTTTCTTTCTTTTGTGCAGGTTTATATGTGGTTGTAGTCATACCTGTGCGTTGAGATAAAGGCGCAGTAGAGTTTGGCGCCACCCAAGGTGTGATAGTTCGGCGACCTTTTACAATATCAAAAGAAACTGTTTCTGTTAAAAACGTTTTTGTATCTTTGAAAAATAAGTCTTTTAAAAAGGATGGCACATCGGGAGTACGACGAACCACCGCAGCTAGTGTTTTTGGTGCATAAATATTATCCATGTGTCCTCCTTATTAACGGAAATAAATGTTGCGGGCTTCTGCTTTAGCTGTAAAGTCTTCCGCTTTTTTGCCAGAGGCAAATACTAAATTCGCTGTAGCAAATTCACCTGTTACAGCAATTTCGGCTACCACGTCGCCTTTTGTAGCATCAATATCAGCTAATGCTACGCCGTATACATCAGTATCTGCGCGTTTAGCTTTTTTAGAAGCAGCTTCTAATTCTAATACTGTGCCCGCCTTAATTACTGCGGCATCTTGACCGATTGTTACTTTCTTAGTAACGACTGGCATTTGTGTGCCAGCAATTAGAGGTTTATACTCTAACTTTTGTTCTTCCACGTATGGCATATTGTCTGCCCTCCTTATTTCTTATTACGTGCTTTCATTACACGATCAACAATTTGCATTGTTTTTTCGGAATCATCGATATCCTCGTCAAGCACTTGACCAGGGACCGTGTCAACTTGATTAGATGCATTGTTAGCATCTTGCATTAATTGCTGTAATTGATTAGTTGGTTGTTCAGGTTGTGGCATATTGAGTAATTCAACAGCTACATCTTGAACAGTAGCGTATGTTTCATATTTTGCACGATTGATTACCTCTGCGCGTGCTTCGTTATTAATTCCATCAAGGGCTTGTAAACGTGCACGTTCAGCAGCAACGCCCGCATTAAATACTTCACCATATACGTCCGCATAATCTGTACGTAACAATTCAGCAGTTACTTCCATTGGTTCCTCTCCTTTCTCTTCATATTTATCAACAGGCAACCCTTTGAGCACATCCATACTCATCGGTAAGCCATTGACAATTAAGTCAGTGCCTTTACGGCAGGCAACCATTTGCAAAGATTCATCTACACTTGTGCAGAACCCTTTTTCCAATGCTTCCCTTGCTGTTAACCAAGTTTCGTCATCCATCATGGTTGCGATTTCTTCACGAGTTAACCCGGTGCGGGCTTCGTAAATATCGATAAGATTTTCTTTGGTTTTGCGTAACGATTCCGCAGCTTTTTCAAAATCATCCGCTTCACCAAATGCATACGAGCTAGGGTTATGAATCATCATTTCACTACCCAGAGCCATATGAATTTCATCACCTGCCATTGAAATAATAGAAGCAATGGATGCCGCTAGGCCTTCGATGATAACAGATTTTTTATTTTTCAAGGCGCGCAATCGGTTGTAGATTGTAACGCCTGCAGATACTTCACCGCCTACAGAGTTAACATGTAATACGATGTTTTGAGACGGATCCAAGCCTTGGAGTTGTGATAATACGTTAGAAACGCCTGTATCCTCGTCCCAATAACTGGCCCCGTTCGTGACTACGCCGTAAATATCGACGTCAATCGTCTCCGCTTCCTGAATCAGATTTAGCGGAGTTCGAATTTTGAACTGAAATTTGTTGTCCTTGTTCATTCAACAAGCCTCCTTCATCCATAGATTGGTGTTCTCGAATACGTTGTGGTAAGATTTCATTTTCATAATCCATGCCTGTAAGCTCTGCCGCCTCCTTAGCACGAGTACTAAATGCATTCTTAACACGAATTTCTGCTGCAGTAGCTTCCTTCTGTGGGTCTAATTGGCCTTGTGATGGCCCGTACCACTCAGCACCCAGCCACGCCTCTCGGATGATTGGATCATCAAAGAAACCTGGCGCATCAATGCGACCTAATAGAATGGCCATCGTAAGCCATTCTTCGTAAATAGGATTGCAAAATTGAGTAATAAATTCGGCGCGTTGCGTTTCAACAGACTTCCAATATTCGAGTAACGCCGCTCTTGATGCGGAGTAACTTTGGCCAAAGTGCTTAACTAATATTTCATATGGAATTTCTAGTGCTGCACCTACGTGGCTAATAAGTGAGGACGTAAAATCTGCAAAGCTCGTTGGTATTGGCGTTTTTTCGGCTACATTCACTTTTTCACCTGGCGCCAATACATTTACCGTACCGTTACCTAATTCGATTGTTTCATCGCTTTCGGCATCCACTTGATCATCTTCATCAATGGCTGTCCCCAGCGACATATCGTCCGGGGCTTCCGATTCGATGAAGATTGCCATCAAAGCGTTAACTAATACTTTCATAACTTCCGCATCATTGTACCGACTAAGAACTTTCAAGTCCTCAATTACCGGGGACAATATCGGAATACCACGCAACTGGCCACTTCGCTCAATCGTCATAACCTGAATGATATTCCGCCGTCCAGTTTGTGCTCCGTACTTTGGAATATATGTGTAGTCGTGGTCATCGTTAAAAGCGTTGTATAGCTTATTTAGCACATAGAAACCAACGGCCGCGCCGTATTTATTAAACTTAACACCGTGAATTACGTCATTATTCTCGTCTTCTTCTCGTCCCATATATTTAGGCGGAGAAGCCACAAGAATTGATTCGACAATCTGCAATCGTAAAGGATACGGATTCTTATCTGTTCGATTAAACAACAGCGGTAAATTTACAAATGCATCGCCATACAACAGTTTTTCATAATACGCTAGAGCCTGAACTCCGTAGAAATCAGTCTGTTCGCGTGCGTCGCAGTGCTTGGCCCACATTGCAAATTCACGTTCGGTCTTACGTTCCCAAGCGTTCTTTTCTTCGAACGTTAACCCCAACTCCTCGTAGCGGATATTAGCCTTAAATCGTAGGCCCGGACCAATAACATTGGTTTTATTCGTCTTTAACGCACCCGCTGCAATCGGTGTACCTTGTTGTAGGTCTACAGATCTTGCCCGTAGCATCCTAAAGTTAGCATCGATATCATGCCTTGCATCTTGAGAGTTAACCAGGTACCCCTTTGCGCTAGACTTAAAACTGTTAGCGCCATGATTAGAATAGCCTGAGTTTGTTTTACTCCCAGAATACTGCGTTGCTTTGTGCCTGCCCGCTGCGGTTTTCATAAACTGCTTTTTGCGTTTACTCATATATCACGCGGAATGACACGATATGTACGACGTCGAGGTCTATTCTCGAGCCTTGCTACTTCATTGCGCCAAAAATTGATGCGGTCTTTTACCTCTTGCACATTCGCACGGGTTAACCGACGATTACCAATGGTGTATTCTTTGCCGGTTGCCAACGCTAAATCCGCTTCTAGCCACGCCTGTAAGTGCTCTTTTGCCTCATATATTGTCCATTCTGCCATCCTTTCACCTCCTTTCACGCATTAAAAAAGCGCCCATATTGAGCGCTTAGACTTGTGCCATGCATAGATTGGAATACCATACTTATTAAAGCCTGTGTTTCCACATCCGTGTGGCACAATATCTCCATATGTTTGATGTCATGTGCTGATATATTTAGGCCTTGCCTATATTTATATAAAAATTCCGGCATTGCCTTTTCTATCATCAAATATAAATAATAAGGGATTACGTTTCTCGGTCGAATTACTACATATTTAGCATCAACTTCTTGTGATGTGTCTAAATAGAGCAATTCACCTTTGCTAGCAGATACTTGCAAGCAAATGCAGCCCTCCTGATATATTTGATTCTTCTTAGGCCGTCCCAGTATATCAGCAACTTCCGTAATTTTAATTCTTTTGTAATTTCTTAACATCACACAAACATCTTTTGAAGTAAATACTTTTTAACATCTTCTATTTTTTTATCACAGCTTCTTGCTCCTCAACTGTACACGCGCTATCAGAAGATACCAAAAATTCTGTAAATTCTTTTACAAATTCGTCATGCTCTTTCTGCGCATCAGGATCTGTACAGACTAATTGCTTTAGCATCTCCGCAATTTCTAAGCCCAACGTCCGACTTTCTCGATTAATTTCGTTAAGTTCTTTAGCAAGCTGTACCGCATCTGGTATTTCTTCCGGCTCAAAGCTGTCAATGTAGCGTGGAATATTCAGATTATAGTCATTGTCTAAAATAGTAGACATGCTAATGTTACTAGAATATCGCTCTATATCTGCCCTGTCCTTGTACGATTTAATTACTTTTTCCACCTGTTCGGCAGTCATTACATTTTTATTTTTGTGCTTAACGAAGTCTTTTTGTGCATCAATAAATAAAATATCGGTGTTGGCTCGATTTTTCTTAAATACCAATATACACACAGGTATCCCTGTATTCGTAAACAGATTAGAAGGCAGTCCAATGACAGCATCAAGTAAGTTATCCTCAATAAGCTTACGCCGTATATCGCCTTCTGCTTGTCCTCTGAATAATACGCCATGTGGCAATATAAAGGCAGCTGTGCCAGAAGCATTTAACGAATAAAGCCCGTCAAGTATAAAGGCAAAATCCGCTTTACTCTTTGGAGCTAACTTATAGCCTTCAAAACGTTCATCCATTTGCGGAATCCAAGATTGACTATAAGGTGGATTGCTAATCACGGTGCCATATTTTTTGCTTCCTAGCATATCTACTTTAGCCACTTGGCCAAAGCCAGATGCTGCGGATTCCACTTTATAGTATGCAAGCTCTTCACCTGTAAGAACGTTCTTCTCTACTACTTCAGCATCTATATTGGCTATTAGTAGATTGAGTAGCATAAAGGCTATCGCATTTTTTGAATACTCTTCAAGCCTTAATGTCACGGTATTATCCATCTTAAATTTAGCCAAAGACAATCCGCCTATTCCTGCGCACACGTCGCGAACATCACCGCCGGGGGTAATACCGCCGATTATATCTAGCACGCATTGTGGCGTGTAATCTTGCATATAGTTTTTTCTATCTGCACTATGTTCTTCGAATTCAGCAAGTAAGGCCTCATATGAATAGTAAGGCTGTATCGACTTTAAAAGCTCCGAACATGCGTTTGAATCAAGCAACACCATTGTTAGAGCTGTAGGTATTTCGTGTACTTCACGAATATTTAATTCTTCCATAATCCTTTGTAGGATTGTCATAATCGTATTCCTCCGCCTCTAACACGTCGTCTCGTCCGTTTCTTTGGTGTATCGCCAGCCTTGACTACTCGCGCCGTATTCTGATACGGCGTATACTCTTCCTTACTATTCCGAGCCTCTAATGCGTCGAAATTCGGATTCATAATAGCAATAGCAGCTTGATTGTAGTTTCTAATATCGAAGGGTTCATTTCTTTTACGCCCTGGGCGCAGTACCCATTGCTCTTTGAAGTGGCCATTAACTAATTTAGACACTTTCATTTCTGCCAACAGACCTTCAAAGTATTTCTTCCCATACCCTTTTTCATGATCTTTTGGGAAGTGGCAATACCTCGGCTGTCCTTTTTCTTGGTTTAAGTCACTATAAATTTGTTCCTTGCCCGTATCTACGCCGAGCTTAAATAATTTAGTTTTGTACTTTTTCAACTTTGTAGGTAAGCCGTCAATCAGGTCTTTACCTGCACCGCCTACACCTTTAATAGGGTACACGCGCTTATGCCATCTGGTTGAGCAGTACTTATATACCGATTGGGTCTTACTACCACCGGAGTCAATACACGTAACGGATACGCCTCGTTTTCTACCATCAGCATAAGACCATGTACGATTTAAAATAATATCGTCTAATTCTTTCCATACTGCGTCGTAAGCAGGGTCTCCATATAATCTGAAGTATTGTATACCCCAGCTCTCATAATCTTTCCCCCAGCCTACAATTTCACACTCTAAGCGGTCATCCTGAGTATCGACACCACATGTTAAGAGTAGAACACCGTCCGGCAACTCCGCGCCGTAGTCTTCTCTACGTTCGTAGAGCACTTCAGCCTGCAGTGTTTCGGTATCCTCTTCATAAGGAACTCCCATTTCTGTATTAAAGAATGTCATGATGCCGACAGTTCCGAGTTTAAGTGCTTCCTCATATTTACCTTGGAGTTTTCTCCAAGATGCCCAAGGCGAGCCAAACGCGTTCATGTGAAAGCTTCGGCAATTGTACTTCTTTAAATTCTCCGGTGCTTCCGCAATCCATTTACCCTCTCGATACAGTTTCTTCCATTCGAACTCTTCGGATAGTGTTCCGCAGTGATCACAGGCCAAGTAGTACTTGCCTGTATCCTCGTCTGCGTGGAACTTATCCCAGGAAGGATACACGTATTCGCCACACGCAGGGCACTTAATGTGCCATACCTCTTGCGTACCACCTAGATACAACTTTTCTATACGGCTGGTGCCTTTGGCCAACGGGGTAGATGCGTACACATGCTTTCGATTGTAGAACGTATTAGTACGCTTTTCTGCTAGGCTCAAAGGGTCACCTTCCGTGCCTGCTGATGCTGGATAACGGTCAATTTCGTCCGCTAGTAATACACGAATTGGCCTAGATGCCAAATCTGCTGGAGCGTTCGCCCCTACTAATGTTAGGTAACCGCCAGGAAAGGTCTTATTCAATACCGTATTGCTACTGTCCCGAGATTTTACATCGGCCATTTTATCGTTCAGTACTTTTGTGTCACGAATAAAGGGAGCAATACGAGTTTTAGAAAACTCTTTAGCTATATCTTTTGTAGGCAGCATGAACATAATTGGTGATGGAAAGTAGTCAATAAAATAACCCAACACATTTTTAATGAGCTGGGTTTTACCAATTTGCGAGCCTGTCATATATACTACTTTTTCAACATCAGGGTCACTCACCGCATCAAGCATTTCCTTTTGATAAGTTGCCCTATCGGTGGAATACTTCCCTGGTTCGGCACTATCCTCTGTAGATAGCACCACGTTAGCGTTGGCCCATTCCGACGCGGTAAACTTTGGCGGTGGCTTTAGGACACTGGCCAGCCCCTTGAATAGGTTGCATGTGTGCTTCAATCACCTTCACCTGCCTCGTCGTCATCCACGATGATATCATCGGATTCATCGTGGAACATGTTCGGGTCATATTCAGACAATTCAGTTAGGCACTCATTTACCTCATCGAGAAGTGTATCTTGAAGGACCAATAAATTCGTCTCCCCTAACACTTTAGGCGCTGCTTTTAAGGGTAACGCCTGGAGCTTACTTTTAAAGTTATTCAACATTCGATTCATTACGGCTTTAACTGTGTTCGAGCGGTGCAATTCCCCATTCATGATCTTCAGTTTGTTTTCTTCAATCATCCGTTTTGTTCTAGTTAACAAAGTTCGTTCTGCATCATACCCGCCTTCACGTGCTTTCTTTTCGAGTTTACTTTCTCCGGTTTTATACGCAATAAATGCTTGTACTGTTTTCGCAATATTGTACTGTCCGCGTTTTTCCTTTTCGAATATGCCGTCCTCGGTCAACTGCTGAACCCGCCGAGAGCTGATGCCGAGTACTTTTGCCACAATTTTAGATGATACTAATTCGTCAACGATTGTTACGTTCGTCACAGTCTCGCCTCCTTCCAAAAGTTGACCGATTTTGAAGCCGAACAGTAGTTCGGAAAAATAACTAACTAGCTATTCCGCGGGGTTCGGATGACCCACGGAAAATATTTTTTGTTTGGAGTACCTTTAAGGCCCCCTATTGGGGCTGAGGCCCTAGCCCCCATACATGCCCCCTCGCCAGTGCTGTTTGCGTGAATGTTTCATCATATCTTTGGCAAAGGCTTTGGCTTTGCAATTACCTTTACTGCCAAGGACAATAGCATTAGCAGTACACTTATTACGTTTGTTATGTAAACAATCTTTAATATGGCAAGTAATATCTGTCATACTATTCTCTCCTTTCTATTGGCAGTCAGATTCTATTTTATTTGTAGGCTTAATCAATATCATCATAGGAGTAGTGATTTGATATAGTTAAGTATTCAAGGAAATCTCTTACATTGTGTATTGGTTGTAGTTAAACAAGGCTATTCTATTTTGTACGAAAACATCTCAGAAGTGTCGCGAATTTATTTTGATATAGTTTGTTATTTGAAAGGATTACATTTGCATTACGAACAGGTACCCCCTATGATGATATTGATTAAACCTGCATAATACAAAAGGACGCCAAGTACATCTGGCGTCCTTTTCTTATTCACTTCCTGTGAAGTTTCCCAACTTTCACACCTACAGTATACCACATGTCGATGTATCGTTTTGTATCGTTTTGTATTGTCCACGCTATTTCAATCTAGCACGTATACGTCCTACCTCAACCAGAGCCCTATCGTGTAGCTCGCCGCGTACCCTTGCCTCGCTATAGAATAAGATACCTGCTAGCTCTTTCCAACTCTTCCCCTGTACGTATCGCTCAGTCAGTAGGACTGCCAACTCATTCGGCCGTACTTGGCTAATCACCCAACGGACTTCTGCTTTAATGGCTTTTAACCTTTCTATTTCCTTTCGTTGCAGTTCGACACATTGCTCAATACCAGCTACTATACCTGATAAATCGCCACAATGCCCGCCAGATATCCTATCCTTGCTGTAATCAGTTGCAGACAATGTGTCCGCCTTACGTTCTATTTGGGACTCAATATCACGCTTAATTGAATCTATGCGGTCATCAATTCGTAATATTTGTTGCATGTACTCTTTATCGGTCACTCTTTCGCCCCCTTGCAATATTTCCATATCTCGTACAGTTTGTATTGGTCCTCGTGCTTACGGCTCACTGTCCATGGGCTTTTACCTTCAGCATACACAAGCGCCTTACCGGTACCGCCCCATACATCATCAATACGATAGAAGTGTCTATGATACCAATGTTTGTTATCATTCGATACTAACACGCAGTCACCTTGTTTAAAGTGTTCCATTTCCCATCACCTCGTTGATGTATCTATCTAAATACCACCGTGCTTTTTTTAAGTCTTCGAGTTTATCGCCCTTATACCCTGCTCGTGCGATGTACTTAATAACATTGCCAAGATGGTATGGAAGCTGTTGATCTTCGATAAAGTCAATCACCTCAATCTTGCCTCGCGTATAATGCGAGGGGTGGTTCACGGCATCGTGCTCAATATTTCCATACATCTTATCCATATGCTCAGCAGTTGGTACTTGAACAGCTTCTTTGCTACTGTCTTCGATGTGCCTTTCTTCTGTCTTGTTACTGTCTTCCTTCTGTCTTCCTTCTGTCTTGTTACTGTCTACTGTAGTCATTTTTCCTTCCTCCTCAACTTCCTTCTTGGATTTATGACTGAATTTAATCGCACAATCAGGGCAATATTTACGTGGCCGCCCCTGTGGCTTTCTAAAATATTCAAACGGCTCTCCGCAGCCTTCGCATTCTCTAACTTCTAATTTAGTGCCTGCTGGCGGAGGCGTCATAACTTCCATGCACTCCGGACAATAATCTTCCGAAGTTTTAACCGTAAACTTCGTACCGCACTTTCTACATTTTTTTTGCATAACGTTTTACTCCTTATACAACTCTTTACGATATTTGATCGCTTCAAGTAGGGCATCTTGCCCTGCTTCCTTACGCTCTAATGCTTTCATCACTTGCTCGTCCATCGTTCCTTTTGTTACTAGATGGTGGATAATGACCGGTTGCGTTTGGCCTTGCCGGTGTAGCCTTGCATTAGCTTGTTGATATTGCTCCAAGCTCCACGTTAATCCATACCAGACAATGATGTTGCCGCCAGCTTGAAGGTTTAGTCCGTACCCTGCTGATGCGGGGTGTGCCAATAACATTTGAATGTTCCCTTTGTTCCACTCGGCCACATCGTCATCGGTCTTTAATTCGACAGCTTTTGGAAAGGCCTCTTTAATCGCTTGCAGGTCATGTTTGAAATTGTAGAATACTAACATCGGTTTACCCTCATTTGTTTCTACCAATTCTTTTAACCGCTCAACCTTCTCATTGTGGACGATAATTGTTTCACCATCATCTGTATAGATAGCCCCATTGGCCAGTTGTAATAATTTACCGGCCAAGGATGCAGCATTGAGTGCGCTTACGTCGTCATCATCAACTAAGCTTAGAACGTGATCACGTTCCATTTCTTTGTATAGCGCCCATTCTTTGGGATTCATTTCCACTGTGATGACATTTTCGATACGTTCTGGCAGTGTTAGATAATCTTTAGCTTTTAAGCTCATACAGATATCTTGCATCTTACCAAATATGGCTTTATCGCCGCCGGGCAGTAATCTGTAGCTATACACGATATGCCCGTTTGTTTTATCTGGCGTAAAATACCGAGTACGATATTCAGTCAAGGTCCTACCTAATCGTTCGCCACCGTCTAACAGATATATCTGTGACCATACATCCATTAATGTATTCGGTGCCGGTGTGCCTGTTAGAATCACTACTCGTTTGAAGAAAGGCCTCATCTTACGCATAGCCTTAAACCGTTTGGCCTGCGGATTCTTAAACGATGAACTTTCATCGATAACAAGCATGTCAAAAGGGAACGGCTTCTTATGATAGTACTCATACAGCCATTGCACATTCTCACGATTCATTACATAAATATCAGAATCACTTTGAAGGGCTTTGATGCGGTCCTTTTCAGGACCTAGCACAGATGCTATCTTCAAATGGCTTGTTTCATTCCATTTGTTAGCCTCTTGCATCCAGGTCGATTCGGCTACTTTCTTAGGGGCAATAAGCAGCACTTTATTAATATCGAATTGATCATACATTAACTGCTCGATAGCGATTAATGTAGAAACGGTCTTGCCCAATCCCATATCAAGTAACAGTCCGTAGTGTGTATGGTCAATGATTCTTTGAATTGCTATCTTTTGATATTCGTGTGGATGAAAGTCCATAAATCGCCCTTCTTATATCATCAACAAACAATGTAGCCCCTACTTTGCCGGTAACTACGGAAACGCTGGCGCCCAGCTTTCGCATTCGTTCTATCTGCACGCGTTGGTTGGGTCTTAATCGCCCTTTCTCGTCCTTTAGTTCAGCGAACACGACTAGGCCACCCGGTAAGATTATAATTCTGTCCGGCACGCCATCATTTCCTGGCGATACGAATTTCATATATATGCACCCCAGATTTTTGAGTTGATTTCCCAACCAACGCTCAATGTCTTTTTCCATATTCTCGCCCCATTCTTGATAAATAATCGGCAACACGTGCAAACCTATATGAATACTGGCTTCATCGGGGTTGTGTTGCCGATGTTGGCGTTTTTTTTCGTAAACATATATATACGCGTATTCGCGTTTTTTACGTGTATACATATACGCCCATTTATTCATATATTTATTATTTATTATTAATTGTAAATAATTGGCAACATTGGCAACAAATCGTATTTAGAATAACAATTATCCGCACTTTTCGTGTTGCCGATTTTGTTGCCACACATGTTGCCGTTGCCGATTATTTTTACTATATCAAAATATATCGATGTATAGGCCTGTATAAAAACTATTTCGATGTATTTCGATATTTTAAAATTAGCTAATCGGCAACAAAAATCGGCAACATCATTTTTTACCCTTTTTCTTTGCCATTTCGGTAAGTTTCGTGTCTTCTCTTATAAACGCTCTTTGCACGCCATACATCTTTCCAAATCGCATTTTACCAACGCTCTTTGAATAAGGGCTCCACCCTTTTATGGATTGCAAGATATCAATGATTTCTCTCGCCTTTGCGTTCTGCAGGTTCTTCCTGTCCCCCTCCATCACTTCACACCATATCTCAAGGGCACATACCCGCTCCCGCTGCACTGAACCACAATGATCGTCATCGCCATAATTCCTGATATAATCGCGTCTATCAAAGATATCTAGCGACTCCCAATTTTCAGGGAGTAACATCTCAAGATATTCTTCAATAAGGCCTACGAGTTCACCACCTTCTGTGTGTGATAATTGGATTCTTAGGGCTTCTTCCTCAAGGTCTCCCTCGAGTACTAACGATTCGCCATTAGCCCAGTAGTAGTAAGCTTCCGCCCATAATTGGTCAATATCATCTTGCGTTATGTCCCAAGCGTTTTTCGTCTTACGATCTTTGTCGCCTGTGACTGGCCAGAATCGGCGGTTACCTGTACGGTCTTTAAGGAACATGAGATTATTAGTGGAACCAGCGAATACACACTGGCGAGGGTACTCTTCGGTGCGCCTGCCATAGGGTGACCTGAACCGGTCGGATGTACGACTAATAAAGGCCTTTACAATTTCATTATCGTTCTTGTAGGTAGGTGCCAGTTCCGCGAGCTCATTAATCCAAGAGCCTTGAATTTGTTCTAGGGCATCTTTGGTTTTGATGTCCACTAAAGAGTTGTTAAACCATTTACGGCCCAATCGCTCTAAGATTAAGGATTTACCAAGACCTTGCGAGCCGTATAATACAATTGCAGTATCGAACTTAACGCCCGGGCTCATAACGCGTGCTACAGCGCCGCACATCCATTTACGAGTAACGGCTCTAATATACTCGGTATCTTCAGCACCGATGTAATCGATGAATAGTGTATCGACTCTTGGCGTACTGTCCCATGTTAAACCGGTTAAATACTCACGCACAGGATGGAATTTATTATCTTGCGTGACTTCCTGCAGAGCATCGTCGATGATGCCTTTACCTTTGATCAGGTACTTTGTAGCAAAATAGTTACGCAGGCATGCATCGTCCGTATCGGTCCAGTAAGGGGTTTCATCTTTACCTCTCCACGGTAAGTCGTCGGTTACAACTAACCGGTGTGCAAACTCGTCAAGGCGAATACGACCTCTTAATGCAGGGTCGTATTTAAGAACCACTAAGCAGTTGAATACATCTGATTCAGGTGTACCACGGCGGTCACGTTTAAGTTTTTCGAGAAAGTCTTCATCCTCGTCCGTGATATCTTCAAACTCCATATCAGCCATACGCTCCTTATCGAGCAGTACAGGCGCGGCGCCGTCTTCATTAACAAAATCAAGCATTGCCTTATAGCTCGGTAGGTCTGTTACTTTGGTGCGCGGATCAGCGTCAGCATCTTCGGCACCAAATAAGTGGATGCGAACAAGGTCAAAGGCATTGACGAGCTTACCGCTGATAGGGTCAGTTGCATGGTTCGAATAGGCAAACGTATCATTATCGTAAATGACAAGGCCTGCTACTGAACTGCCTTCTGTATACGTGTACCGGTCTTCGTGCTGCGTTGGTGCATAGACATTTGGTAGAAACTTATGTATCGCTTCTGTGATACTATAGCTCCTACAAAAGGCGCCCAGTAATCCTTTTTTCTCTAATGGGTTACCTTGCTTTTTAGCCGCATCAAGTCTGATTTGAGATTCTTTACTTGATGTTGGCCAAAGGCTCATATCCCGCCAGTCTCTGTAGGTACTTAAATACGTATCGACTGAAATAAGATTCCCCTCATTATGTTGGTATACATACGCAACATCTTTAGGGCAACTCGGCCAATACATAAGGCGCTCCGCTTGATGCGTTGAGGAATCGAAAGATTCCATACCAATATCATCAGCAATGCGCCTTGATACAGCCTGGTACTCATCAGGAGTCATCACTCTATCAGTAGGGATGATGATGCGGTATCGAGGATTATCAGGGGTATGGCTGTGCGTACTGTATAGCACGTATTCCATATCGCCTAGTTCCAAATCAAGGTTTGAAATAAAATCCTCGCTAGGTGAATCCGCATCAAGGGTAATCAAATATCTTTCTTTGACTTCCCCTCTAACTCGTCTACCATTATTGGGAATATAGCCACCTACGAAACCGCCCACATCTTTCCTCCGGCCCTTTTCGTCCTTAGGCATTTTAACGTATTCAGCTGCCGTTTCGTTAGTGACTGTTGGCGTAGATAATTTGTTGGCCAACGCACTCCAAGTCATTTTTTGAGACTTCCAGCTACGGGCGGAGCGATTTCTGCCCGTAGCTATGATGATATTTGTATCCATATTACATCGCTCCTCCCTTCGCAAATTGGATGTCTCTTATAAATTGGGGTACTTGTAATTTATGCTTTTTAACCCATTGGCATACAGCATAATTGACGTCGTGGTTATCGCTAACACATCTGTTATTTTTTAACTTAGCCTGGTGTATTTCGACGAAGTTATCCGTATCCTTGTTGGGATTAACTTCAATACATGCTACAGGCTTATCGCTTTTATAAACGCCTACGATAGCACACGTTCCGGCTTTTACCTTATCGACATAAGTACCAACGCAATTATTCAATTGCACACCTAATCGGATGATGCCGTGCGTTGACTTGATCACGTTGAAAGTTAGCCCTTCAACTGAATCTGCTAATTTTTTATGGCGTAGGCTCTGTTGCACTGGCAAGTTTTCGGCGTCTTCAAACTTAGATAGACACACAATCTCGTCATGCAGGTCTTTAATCTGAATTCGTCTAGCCCAAACTTCCTTCTTCTTGCTTCTTGATAATCTAAGATACATATCAGATGTATCTTTAATTTCAGAATATGAATCAGCATTTTTAATGAACAGTAGAGTACGCCGCTCACCGTATTGGTGCCTCATGATGGATAGGAATTTTGTAAACATAAGCAAAGCTTGTTCGCTATTCCATATTGGCCACGATTGAATATATCCTGTGCCTCCACCTTCCTCCGCTACGAGGTCGATAAAGGCCTTTTGATAATCCATACTTTTGAAGATCTTGCTGGCCGTCTTAATGACTTTCACATAAAAGAAAGGACGTATTGACAGTAATCTTCGAACCCAGCGCTTATCCGGCAATTCATAAAGCTGTATTAGAGCTTTAATAAATGGTGTACCGGTGCTTGTTAACTCAGTAATACTTGAAGTGCCCACCTTGTCAGATCCGAAAGGTCTAAAATAGGTGTCATAATCTTTAACTAATACATCGTTTAACGCAGGTGCATCTGGTGCCCGCATTTTCCAAATTAGGTTATGGAGTAAATTATCAAGAGCCCCATATTTGGCCGATAATAAAACACCCTGCCTAATAGCTTTAACTTTGTAGCCTGCTTTCTTAGATAGCTTAGTAAAGTAGGCGTCCTTTAGCACTTTGGCAAAAGTCTTTAGCTCGTTTTTATGCTCTGCTAATCTACAATTTGGAGTCGCCACAAGCCATCGTAAGGGTAATGACTTTGAATAAAAGCACGATATATTAGGCTCGATTTCAGATACTATATCGGCACGAGTGCGTTTCTTTTGAACCAGGAATACTTTTCCTTGTTTAAAATCAAAACGCAATATGTCGATAAGATGCGGTTTGTATCCGGGGTAAATCGACTGCATATCATTATCGACATACACTGTGTGGTAGTCGAATTTAACGTCTAATATTGATCCCCTATCGATGATTGAAAGTTCGATATCAAGTGGGATATTGTCATTACTCGAAACCTCAGCAACACAATCATCATTTGTGTGAATGAGTTCACCACATTGCGGGCAATAAAACTCATTTGACATATAGGGGTCTACGATTTTGCCCATACCGGATGACACGGAAGGCCACAAGCAGGCAAATGATTGCCCGCAATCTACGTGGTAATGTACAGCAGGTGACCAAGAGTTCACTTGCTTGCGCCGTACTAGGTCATACAGCTTTTTGACTGACAAACTAAATAATACCTTCATAAGGCGCTAACCTCTTTCTTATAACAAATCGTCTAAATCGTCTTCTTCAACTACTGGAGTATCCTCAATCGGTAACGTTTCTTCAACAGGTGCTTTCTTCTTAGAAGTACGTTTGCGTTTTGGTTTTTCTTGTTCTTCTACTTTAGGAGCATCATCTACTGTTGGCGTTTCTTCAGTCTTTGCGGGTTCTGCTTTTTTACCGTTGAGTACTTTAAGACCCAAATCACAAGCAGCAATACAGCCTTCGCAGTACGCCATAGCGGAGTCTTTGCGTTCGCTAGCAGGTGCGTTTTTTACTAATTCGTATAAGCTATCAATGGCTTCGCGTTGTTGTTTAATTTGTTCTTTATTAATCATAATGACTTCCTCCTAGTCTTTCATATAATACGGGTTTTCAAACCCCGCTGCGTTTAATATGAGGCCCTCATTCCAGGTCTCAGGTTTACACATAATATCTATTACTTCATCTAAACTGCCTTCACCTATAGGTGCTTCGATAACCACTTCATCGTGGATATGGGCTACAATCTTGTATCCTGCTTTTGCCAGTCTTAACATTGATGCGGCCAAGCAATCTCTCGCAACGGCTTGTACAATGTTTTCGACGAGCTTTCCGCCGTAGGTTTCAACTCTGCCCCATGTATTCTTAACCTGATCCATGCCGTCATACTCAATCGATTCACTACCGAACCGATTAAGCCCTATTCTAGGCCTTGCGTAAGCAAGCCTACGTCCAGAGGGTAACTCGATAAACATAAACCCTTTTGATTTAAAGAATTTAATGTTACCTTGTCTAATCCGTACAGGTTCGCCAGTCTTTACGACTTTCTTGGCTGCAGTATCCGCATCCTTCCAAAATCTCGTAATGCGTGGACTTGCTCGTCGCCAAGCTTCGATGATACCGGGAAGTTCTGATTCTGGAATTTCCCCTTTTGAGTCCATCGACTTCATGGCCCCTACACCGCCACCATAGCCCAGTGCCAATTCTGCAACCTTACCCTTTTGCCGTAGATGCCCATTCACGCCGTGCTTCTCAACAGGAACGTGGAACATGCTTGATGCGGATGCACAGTAGATGTCGCCACCTTGCGCAAATACATCCTGTCTCCACTGCTCGTGAGCGAGCCAAGCAATTACACGTGCTTCAATAGCACTGAAATCAGCTACTATAAAGCGGTGGCCTTCCTCTGCTACGAGGGCCGTACGAATGAGCTGCTTGATCACATCACCAGGGTTTCCATAAAGTAGGTCTAGCAATTCTACATCTCTACTTTTAAGAACGTCCCGAGCTGTATCTAAATCTTCTAGGTAGTTACGCGGGAGGTTCTGTAGTTGTACTACACGCCCCGCCCATCGCCCGCTTCTCATGGCTCCGTAGAACTGAAGCATACCGTGGATACGGCCATCGGAGCATACGGCATTTTTCATGGACAAGTACTTTTTAATTGAAGAGTTGCCCAGGACTTGTCTATTCTTCAACACAGTACGTACATCGGAAGGAATATCCCGTGATAGTAGATCTGATACGTCCTCTTTACGCATAGTCTCGACTTCATATCCTAGTCTTTCAGTTAACCACTCTTTAAGTTGCAACGTACTATTGGGGTTATCTAGCCCTGTTAGTCGCTCCGATGATGCGGTAGCCTTTTCCACTATCTCATCGTTACATTGAAGAGCCGCATCGACGAGGTCCATATCTACCTTTACGCCTCTCCAGTTGATGTCTTGATCAAGTAGCCAATACTCATGTTCAATGTCCGGCGGTTTCAATGAAAGCAGGCGTTTACGAATGGCCTTTTCAACCACTACGTCCTGCCGGTTGTATTCAATAAATTCAGCCCATTTATCCGGCGCATCCTCAGGCATATTCCGTGTCTTAGGATTCGTCTTAGTAGGCTTACGTGGAACGGAGAAGAATTGAATCAATCGTTTACCTCGTGAATCCTTGGCTTCTCCTAATTTCAAAGCCTTGGACACATTATCGAGGCTCGCAGGCAAGCTACAGTACAAAGCAAGTACAGAGGTACATTCCCAATTTGTGTAGTCCGCATCAGGGAAGTACTTTTTTAGGCACAGCATTTCAAACGCTGCGTTGAATGCGGTCTTTGTAATTTCCTTATTATACAAAGCGTCCACCACCCTTTCGGGTAGTGGATTCTTTGTCATATCAATTACTTCGACAGGTTCGTTATCAAAGCTATAGGCAAAGAGCAGTATTTCAAATGTTGTATCGTCAACATATCGCTGCGCCCCATATTTAATAGGGCAGGCGCAATAGGTTTCCACATCAATACTGAGCTCCATAATTGCCTCCTTAGATTAAATCGTCGTCATCGTCTAAGTCGCCTAAATCATCATCGCCAAAGTCATTAGCAGATACATGTACACCGCCAAGGCGTTCGCCATCTTTAACTTTACGGATGCCGTTTAGACCAAAGCCTACGCCTTTCTTACCGTTGAAGTTATAAGCAAAAACGGAAAGCGCAACTTGTGCGTATACACCAGAGTAGATTTCTTCTTCGATGTCGAAGTCATCCATTTTGATTTTTTCACGATTAAATACGATAGGTTGCTTATCGCTGTTCGCGTTAATGAAGTATTTACCAGCGTATGTTTCCGGTTGGTCAACTACTGCTTCGTCAGTATCGCCGTCGCGTAAGTTCAATTTTAGGTAGGCTGCTTTACCTTCTACCTTAGCAACTGCTTTTGGATCCGCTTTGAGTTCTTCAATCGCACGTTCAAATGCTTTGATTGTCTTCTTATCTGTTTTATCGATAATGATTTGAGAGCTGTATTTTGCTTTGCCATCATCATTTTTACGAGGTTGTGCGATATTTGCATAAGAAAGTCTTACTACACCAGTTGTTAATTTAGCCATGTTACTGTCTCCTTATTTCTTAAATGGGTTACAATTATGTTCGAACCCTATTACCGTGTTAAATAAATTATCTAATTCGTCTTCGATATCAGACCTTTCGTCATCTAGTTGAATCCACTCATCGTCTTCTTCCCAAGAATATTTCGAAAGGTCTAATTCAGTTTTATAATAGTCATCTATCGCCTCACACTTAGCATCTACTGCGCAATAGCGAACGTGTAAGCTAGTGGCATAGGCAATAGTAATTTGGTAAAGCTCGTCGAGGTAATGCCCCCGTTCATGGAGCTCTTTTGCGATAGCCCGTACAGATGTCATTTTTCAATCTCTGCCATTAGCTTCGCTACTAATGCTTCTAGCTTAGAGATACGGCTTTGGGCATCCTTCGCTTCAGCTACGTAATCGCTACCTTTACCAGTTTTGAATGCTACGTTTAACGTAAGTTGTGTTTCACCACCAAAGCTAACACCGGCGCCAATCATAGTTCGTTCATTTGGACGATAGAACGCGCCCAACGCTACTGCGTTTGCATTTCTGTAGTGTCCGTAAGATACTGCATAAGATGCTTTATCGTTGCGGTTGAAGTCTAATGGATGCAATCCAGCAAGTGCTGCGGAGCTTGCGCCTAACTTATTAACACGTTGGCCAAGATTGTTTAATTTGTTGTTAATATCATTAGCTAAGCCCAAAGAACGATTTTCTAAAGTTGTGATACGCCCTTCGTGATTGTCTGCCACATGTTCAAGGCTTCTAATATCCGCTGTATTAGCGGTTACCTTTTGGCCAAGGGAAGTAATAGCAGATGTATTACCATTGATGCGGTTAGTATTACCAGCAATAGCTTGTTCGTGATCATTAACCACATCGCCTAGCATGTTCAAACCAATTGCCACATCTTTAATGTTTTGTTTGTTTTTAGCAATTTGTTTAGCATTAGTTTCGATTTCATCGATAGCCGCATAAAGCTGACTACCGTTGATAGCGTCTAGTGAATCAGCGGAGATTTGCCCAGCGCTAACATTCGTGAGTTGGCGGTTATACTGAGTTACTCCGCCTGCACCTGCACGGGCTTTAGAACCAAAACTTACTACGCTTGCCGGTTGCTCGCCTGCGAATACGTGGCGAGTACCATTAATTGTGATACCATCAACGCCTACCGCATCATCGGTCACCGCGTTGGTGCCGATGGCCACCGCATTTGCCTTATCCGCGATTGTATTGTTTCCGAATGCGAGTGCATCAGTAGCTAATGCTTTGGCGTGTGTGCCAAAGACGAGAGCACCTTGGCCAGTTGTTTCGGAGTTAGATCCGAATACAAGCTGTTCTTTTTGCGTCCCGATTTTATTGTTGTAACCTACTACGGCGGACTGGCCACCTGCTACGGTGCCATTGTTAGCACCGATTGCCACGGAGTTTTCACCCGTCACATTGTTTGACCTGCCAAAGGCCACGGAGCTTTCACCGGATACGAAAGCACCGTTGCCTATGGCAACGCTATTATAACTAGAAACACGGGCTTGATTACCGATTGCCACAGTGTATTCCACCAGGCTCTCAGCGTGAGCCCCGAAGGCGAAGGAGTTACGGCCGGATGCTTTTGCATCGTTACCGCCGGCAAAGCCGTTTTCGCCGGAGACTGTATTGTTTGTACCAAACGCCAACGCATTATTTGCGTCGATGTTATTTTGAAAGCCCCATACGGCCGAGCTGGTAGAATTCGTAGATATGGTATTGTTTGTACCACCTACCGTATTGTTGCTAGTTGCGCCGGCTACATTGACAGCTAGCGCAGAAATCGCGAGTACCGCTGTTACTGTTTTATTCATGTTTATACCTCATCATCAAATTCATTCATCATTGTTTCAACTGTATTAATTGCTGGGCGTTTATCGCTGTCAGGAACAAGTGTAGGCTTGCCTTCAGGCTTGTCGATATAGGCTTCTAAGTATTCGGAAACGCCCTTTTTACCGAGTACCTTTTGCAGATTAGTAATGCCTTCAAGCTCACGCGGTTTAAAGATGTCCTCTTCCTTGTATCCGTTATCGAGTAACGTCTTGGCCGCAGCATCTGGATCCGTGATAGTACGTCTTGAAGTACCTTCCACTAATTTGTATCCCGGCCATTGCTTTTCGCCTGATAAGGCTTTCTCGTAGGCAAAGTCGTAAACACCTTTAATCCATTTCGTGATTAAATCTTTCATTGCCAAGATGTCAGATACTTCCTGGTCTGTTAGCAATTGATTGAGCTTGCCCCCATCTTTATAAAAAGCAGTAAGACAAGTATCAGCTAACGCCCGGCAGGTGTGCCGAGCTTTACAGAAGTTACAGTAATCGCAAGGCGTACAATCGCCTTCACCACGAAAGGCACGTTGCGCGATTGGTTTTATTTCTTCGCCCCAATCAAGCAGTTCCTCAAGTGCCATTTCATCGGTAGATACGCTATCGAGTCTTGGCTGAACGATGGTCATACGAACCGTTTTTACATCATACAAGAACTCGTTAACGTCATAAGCACCTAATGCGTAGAGTCGCATTTGTGTATTTTCAATGGCACTAACAGGAACGCCTTTGCCGTATTTCAGGTCAATCACTTCCAGGATGCCGTCTGCTACGATTACCATATCGCCTGTGCCAAAGCCCTCTGGTACCCAGCGAGAGAAGTCGAGCTTTGCTTCAATCATGACTTCCGCATCAGATGAACGGGCACGAGCCTCGTTCACCTTTTCTTCGCAGATGTCTACATACCGTGTGACTGCTTCCACCATTTCAGTGGAGTAGTCGTCTAGCTTAGGCGCTTTTTTGCCCTCTAGCTTATGGCGCAGGATTGCTTCTGCCAGGTCATGCGCTACAGTACCTTCCGCAGCATAGGGCGATTGCTCATCTGGGAACATCGCTTCTAATCTTGCTGAAGGTGTACATACTAACCACCTGGCGCTACTGGATGCACCAAGTAAGGCGTGTTTTTTAGCCACGACTATTCACCCATTCCATGATTTGAATACGTTGTTCATCGGTAGCAGATGTAACTTTTTCAGCACCGATACTATCTAGGAACGCCTTGAATTCTGTTTTAGCTTGCGTCTTGTCCGCAGATTTGGCCATCACATCTTTTACGGCCTCGCGCGTTTCTTCAAGGCTCGGAATGGATTGCTTTTCTTCTTCAGCAGGTTCCTGCTTAGCTGGTGTTTCTACTTTAGTAGTCTTTGCTTTTTTAGCCTTAACTTCTTCCTTGGCACGGTTGATAGCATCGGCCTTATCTATAGAAGAACCTACGATAGCTTGATATAGGTCTTTGATTTCTTGGTTTAAATCCTTAGCGGTTTCTACGGTAATTTTTAATTCTAACATTGTTCTGTTTCCTTCCGTTTTAACTATGTGATATACTCTAAATGGATGTTTTTCTATGTGCCCTTTACGCATTGCCGTGCGTGAGGGCATTTTTTTTTGCGCCCAAGCATTCGTCAGGAATGCAGTAATCTTTATTTGGGCACGTTGTACAATCTTGCAATTTAATCACCTCCTTATACACATTTAAGAATCATGCGAATCTCTTGACCTACGAGAAGTCTATCCTTGAACGTATCTTGCGTTCTGAAATCTTCCATGTAGACCTCAAGCATTTCGCGATATATTTGAGCCTTGAACGTTTCGGGTGTATCTACGACCTCCCGATACGGTTTAAGGATTTTAACCGGTGAACCAAAGGTGTAATCAATAAAGCCACGCATCTTCAATTTTGCTTTGATGTTACGAACCTTATCGTTTGACCACCCAAGTAATTGTGTTACTTCTTCATTGGTCTGTACGCCACTATCGTTATAGGTGTTGTACAGAATTTCTTGATCTGTCATAGCTGTCTCCTTTGTTTTACGGGTTGATGTATTTCTTTACATTTTTTACACACGGCGCGCGGTGCGCCTGTCGTAAAACTCCAATAATGGTAGGGGCCTTTTAGCCTCTTATTGCATCTCGCACAGCGCTGAGTTCTCATACGTAAGGCCATTAAAATCTATAGCTCTGTACCTGACGGCTACGCATTAATTTACGGCGCAATCGTCTGACCTCAATTCTGTACTCAGATATCATCCAAGCCATGACGCCACTTGAAACCTGAAACAGCGCTTGTGCAAAGCCGATGCGGTCGAGTTCTAAACTGCCTACCGTACCGATTATCATTAATAGTCCGATTCCTTTAAGCATCCCGTTCATACGATGTGCGCCTCCTTAAATGCTTCATTAATTTTTTCTTCTGGCCAGCCCAGCGTGTTGGCCAAGTAAAAGCGGAACCCTTCTCTATCAATTGAAAAGGTGCGCCCCTTTTTGCCTTCCGTTTGCCAGCACTGCGCAAAGGGGAACTTATCTCTTGCGATACATTCACGTATCGCGGTCATAGTTCTTCCCAATACCGTGGCCATCTGGCACACGGCAATTGTTTTAGTTATCATAAGTAACTCCTTCCTACCAGTGATAAGCAGTGATTGCTGCCACTATGATGATAAAAATACTAACCGCCGCAGAAAGGCTAAGCATTAGCATCCAAAGACAGATGCTTATAACGGCTTGAATGTCACGCTTTTGCATTGTACTCGCCTCCATTCACGGTCTATCAAATTTAGGATTGTAGTAGTCAGTTTCCCAAAAGTCATGACTATCAGCATCATCGACGCACAACGCATAACAGATACTAACAACTGTCGCCATTTGTACTGATTTCCCACTAATAGCGCGGTTTAATGTATCTCTTGTGATTTCGGCTTTTTCAATCAAATCGGCCTTTGTCATACCTAATTCGTTCATGCGCTCCTTAATAGACTCGCCAAACATTCTGATTGCAAACTGTTTCATAATTCTGTCCTCCTAATTTTGATAGCTAAATTGATTGCAAAAGTAATAAAGGTTATAATTATAAAAACTAACCTATACAACTTTTCCAAAGGTTACTTTTGTATCCTCAGAAGTTACTTCTGAAGCAAAAAAAATAGGCATAGGGTCCTTGATATCAAGAAGTTTTATCATCTTCTCGATTTCATCAGAACCAAATACTCTCTTCTTTAATTTCATTGAGAATGTTTTAGGAGACATTTCTAACTTTTTGGCCACATCCTTTTGAGTTAGACCTTTTGAAGCTATTGCCCCTTTAATAAGATTAACGTTAACCAAGTTTTTCACCTCTTTTCTAAAACCTAAGCTTGTCTTCTACACATATATTATCCCCTTGCACGTAAACCGTCAAGTTATTTCTGTAACTTTTGGTTACATTTTTATTGATTTTAAAGCTACTTTATGATATCATTAAGTTACTTTTATATTTTTTATAATATTTTTACTTTATAAATATAATTAGGAGAAATTGTAATGGCTAGAAAAATAGGATTACGTCTAAAAAAACTTAGGGAGATATCTCGTTTTTCCTTAGATTTTGCTGCTAAATCCGTAGGTATTTCGAAGCAAACTTTATTTAAATATGAAAATGATAAAATTACTAACATCCCATCGGATAAGATTAAAGAGTTAGCTCGACTTTATCAAACTTCTCCAGCTTATATTATGGGATGGGAAGACGATCCCGCTGTCCAAAAAGGATCCAATGAAAATCACGCACCTACAGCCCCCTCTTTACCTAACCCACCTCCAATCTCCTTAAATTTTAAAACAGTTTTGGGAGCAAATGACCTTGCAAAGGCCCTTACTGTTGCAGATGAAGCCTTTTCACCTCGGATAAGGAAAGGAGATACTGCTTTTGTTACAAGTTTATATAAGGATGAAAATTTAAATCCTAATAGAAGTATCTTGGCTATACAAGCGGTAGACCAAAATGGGATTAAAACACCAGATACTATAGTACTAAGATTCTTTTACTATACTCCTGATTTAAAAGGTATTGTGACATATGCACCATCTTATGTTCCCGAAGCGTTCCCTCCAGTATTCTATCCATTTGAGTATTTGAATGAAGAAATGCCTGTTATTGGTATAGTTCGATCTATATCATTTAATATATTCTAACAATTGATATAAGGGGAGATTTTAAAATGAAAAAAGTGTTAGTATCAGGGATTTTAATTTCTACTTTATGTATTGCCGGTTGCGGAGGGCCAGTTGATAACATAAAAGATGCTACTGGTTTATCAAAAGAGCAATCTCAGCAAGTACTTACCGAATTACAAAGCGTTGGGGTCACTGAGTTCGGTAATGTAAATAAAGTAGCAGACCAGCAAGGCGTGTATTACATTGTAGATGAAAAGTATGGCCAAACATTCTTCCGCATCAAGGATGATAAAGTTAGTGAAATCGAAAATAGCTTCTCTACCGTTTACAAAAATGGACAAAAGATGAACGATATTAGCAATGTATATATTAGTGATCAACAAAAAGCAGCATATCAAGTGGCTGCTAAAGATGCGGTATCCGCTCGACTAAAAGCACCATCTACTGCTAAATTTGATATAAAACAAGTCATTCGTTATGATAATAGCGTTACCGTTCGTGGCACGGTTGACGCACAAAATGGATTTGGCGCAATGGTTCGCGGTATGTTCTTTGTAAAAATCAAAGCGGATACGGGAGAAGTAGACTCCGTCAGCATTAATAATTTCTAAATCACCCCCCTTGCACAGCGTGATATATAGATACCAGTACCCATCCACGCTTCAGGGTTTAACGACTACAGCGCACCAGGATGGGTCTTTTTGTTGAAAAAGCCAGTCATCATGCGGGTTGCTTCGAATTTGTTAAGGCCAACAAATTCGGAAGAAGGCGCGCAATGACTGGGTTTGCGAGTATAGATAAAAGATGCTTTGCGATAATTTTATACGCATTTATATGTAAATTTGTTGACTTTTGTCAAGTTATTTTAATATAATGAGGATAGCAGAAGAGTGTCGGTTACCCTACGGGGCCCGATGCGGAGAAAAGCCTTCCTCATTGAGGAGGGCTTTTTCTTTTGAAAGAATTTAAAACGATAGATGAGCAAATTCAAATACTTCTTGGGCGAAAGCTTATCATTAATGATATTGATAAGGCAAAAGCATATTTGTTAAGTCAAAATTATTACAATATTATTAATGGCTATGCTAATTTTTTCCCACATGATAACAATGATAATTACACAGCTAAAACTAACTTTGATGAAATTGCTAAACTATATCGGTTCGAAAAGGAGCTTAAGCAAGAACTACTAAATGCCATTCTTAGCGCAGAAACACACTTAAAGGCGTTGTTTGCCCATAGATTTTCGGAAACCTTCCCGGACGACCCTTACCCTTATTTAGATATAAATTGTTATGATTCCACTAAACGTCTAGAGAGTATAGAAACTATATCTAAACTATCTAAAATACTTACAAGATATAATTGTAAACGTCATAATGACTCCAGTATTTATCACTACATAAATAATTATAAGAAAGTCCCCATTTGGGTATTATCTAGCTATATTGAATTTGGAACATTTCGATATTTATTAACTAATTCAATGGCATCCGTACAAAACAAAGTAGCTCATGATTGCATAAGCTTTATTTCAGAACATATTCAAAATCCGGGGCAATTCCTTCCGGCTACAATGATTAGTTTTATAAAAAATATTCACGACATCAGAAACGTTTGCGCGCACAGCAATAGATTAATCGGGCACCATTGCCCTGCAGATGATCGTTATTGGGCCCCATTACACTCTAAATATTGCATTACGTCAAATACTCCAAGAAACACTCCCTACACGGTTTTTCTTTCACTACAATGCTTTTTAAGCCGCATCGAATATGCTACATTACATAACTCGGTATTAAAACTAGTTAAGAAATTGGCTCCAAAGCTTAAATCTATTCATATAAATGATATCTTAATAAAATTAGGATTTCCTATTGATTGGCACTTAAATACCAAGAAGATAATTACATAAAAATAAGCCCTCACCGCAGTGAGGGCCTTTAAAAATATCATACTTTAGAGGTACTCTATTTTTACTCCACAATTATTATAGCATATCTCTAAGTATAATCACTATACCAAGGAGGATATGAAATTATGGCCATGAAACGTGCCAACGGTTCTGGAACCGTATATAAAATGAAACATAAACAGTTACGAAAGCCCTACAGGGCGGTTGTAACATATGGGTACGATGCCAATGGCAAGGCTATCCGCAAATCGGTAGGCACATTTGCTACGCAAAAGGAAGCCTATACCGCCCTTGCCCTCTACTCTACGAATCCACCACAAGAAGAGGAACGCAAAATTACGTTTGGCCAATGTTTTGAGTGGCGGATTGAAGAAGCAGAACGCCAGGGGCTGTCAGCTGGTCGCATGAAGATCATTCACACAATACAAAAGATGGTTAGCCATCTTAACAATATCGAGATGAAGAATATGCGTGCGGCACACTTTCAACCTATATTCGATAATTCGACACACACTAAATCATATCAAAAGCTTATTAAGGCTATTATAGTATCCGTAGGTACCCTAGCCGTAAAGCAGGAAATCATACCTAGGAACTACTTCTCAGATATTATCATCAATAAGAACGCTACGCCAATCAAGAAAGCTAACATATTTTCAAATTCGGCCCTCTACGCCCTTTGGCAACACTCCGACGATATGATTGTTAAGCTAACTCTGATATACGCCTACACGGGCCTCAGATTAAACGAATTGCAGACTATGAGGCTTGATAATATCCATTTAAAGGAACGCTACATGATTGGTGGCTCTAAAACGGAAGCAGGTAAGGACCGATGCATACCAATCGCGGAGTGTATCTACCCTTTCATCAAGGACCTATATCAGCAAGCCCAATTTAAGCGTGTAGAGTGTCTTTTAGATAAGGTGATACATAAGGATACCTTTAGACGAGAAATGCAGCGCATGTGCCATAATCTTAACTTAGGCGAACATAAACCACATGATACCCGTCATACTTTCATCTCCTTGGCCAGCAATATCGGAATCGATGAAATTATCATCAAACGGATCGTTGGCCACTCAAGTAAGGATAATATCACCCAGGAAGTGTATACACATAAAACCGTACAGCAATATATTGATGCGGTTAACCGATTACCACATGGCGAAGCCCTTCTAAAGGGTGAGCAACGGTTGAGCAACGCAGACAAAATGTAGTGATTTTTGCCAATTTTGAAAAATAAAAAAGCCAGTAAACATAAGTGTTTACTGGCTTTCTACGTTTGCGTTCTTATTCAGCGGAAATTACAGATACTGGGCAAACGGATTCGCAAGAACCGCAATCGATGCAAGTATCGTTGATTTCGTATTTAGTTTC